AGAGTCTTTAAAGGACGTTTTTGTAAAACAACATTTGGGTAAGAAATTTTCTGAAGAGCATAGAAGAAAGATAAGCGAAACTCGAAAAAAGAGAATTGCAACTGGTGAAATCGTAGTTAATGCTGACAAAACAAAATACAAATTAATAGCAGAAAAAAGACGAGGCACAAAGTCTTCTGAGGAAACAAAAAAGAAAATTGGTGCAAAGCACAAAGGCAAGAAAATTAGCGACGAACAAAAAGAACGCTTAAGCAGTTTTAATAAAGGTAAGACGCTTTCACCAGAAACGAGGGAGAAAATTCGCCAAACGTTGTTAGCAAAGAATGCAGAAAAGAAATTAACATGAGTAACGTTGAATCTGTCTTAGTAAAAAAAGCACACAAAAAGCACACCTATACCGATAAACAGATTGCTGAATTTGCAGCATGTATGGATCCTGAAACAGGTCCAGAATATTTTATGCGTAACTTCTTTTATATCCAACATCCAACTCGCGGTAAAATTCAATATGAACCATTTGATTATCAAGTTGATTTGATTCATAACTACCACACATACCGTTTTAGCATTAACATGCTTGGACGACAGATGGGTAAGACAACTACAGCAGCAGGTTATCTAGTTTGGTACGCAATGTTTGTTCCAGATAGCACAATTCTCATTGCAGCACACAAGTACACAGGTGCTCAAGAAATTATGCAGCGTATTAGATATGCGTATGAAGCTGTGCCAGATCATATACGCTGTGGTGTTGTAAGCTATAACAAAGGCAGTATTGATTTTGATAACGGTTCACGTATTGTTAGTGCTACTACAACAGAAACAACTGGTCGTGGTATGTCTATTTCATTACTATATTGCGACGAGTTTGCATTCGTGCGTCCAACAATTGCTAGAGAGTTTTGGGCTTCTATCTCTCCAACACTAGCAACTGGTGGTAAAGCAATCATTACATCAACCCCTAACAGCGACGACGATCAGTTCTCACTTATATGGCGTGAAGCAAACAAAAAGCTCGACGAATACGGTAATGAAAAAGAAGTTGGTCGTAATGGTTTTGCTAGCTATCTAGCAACATGGGACAAGCATCCTGAAAGAGGTAAAGAGTGGGCGAGTCAAGAACAGTCTGCACTTGGTGATGAACGTTTCCGTCGTGAACATAATTGCGAATTTATCATTTATGATGAAACTCTTATTAGTCCAATATTGCTGGCAGAGATGGAAGGTCACGACACTGTAATGAAGCAAGGGCAAGTTCGCTGGTTCGAATTGCCAAAACCAGGAAACTTATATCTTGTTGCACTTGACCCAAGTTTAGGAACTGGCGGTGACAATGCTGCTATACAAGTATTCTCACTGCAAGGGCTAAAGCAAGTAGCAGAGTGGATGCATAATAAAACTCCAATTATCCAACAAGTTGCTATACTAAGAGAAATTACAAAGTACCTTGTTGAAAAAACAGGTGATCCAAGCAGTGTGTATTATACAGTTGAAAATAACGCGCTAGGTGAAGCAGCGTTACAGCAAATTGCTGAAATTGGCGAAGAAAACATTAACGGATATTTTATGACTGAACCATCTAAGGGAACAGGAAGAGCCTTTAGAAAAGGGTTTAACACAACAAACAGTAAAAAGCTTGCTGCTTGTGCTAAGTTAAAACACTGGGTTGAAACTCGTAAAATGAAGATTTGCAGTAAACCCCTAATAAGCGAACTTAAAACATTCGTTAGTGCAGGTGCCGGCTATGCTGCAAAACTTGGCGAAAAAGATGACTTAGTTTCAGCTACTTTGCTTATAGTTCGCATGGCTATATTGCTCAAACAGTACGATAGTGATGCACACGCAGAGCTAAAAGACGAGCTAGATGACATCATTGAGCCAATGCCATTTGTAATAATCTAACTAAATAACAGCATGAGACCAATTGAAAAAACAAGTGAAGATTTGTTCCAAAAGCTTCGTAGCAGATTCAGTCCAGTTAGCATGGGCGATGAAAGTGCAGATGAAACATCAACACCATCAGAAGCTAGAATCTTCAACTTTATGTATAAAGATGATGAACACGATATAGGCTATGTTTCAATTAGCATAATTGATAACCGTAGCTTCAAAGTTTATTACGGTACAGATTTAGTTGATAGAATTGAAAATAAAACCGATTGGTACAACTTTTTAAAAGATTTGCGTATGTTTGCAAAGCGCAATTTAATGAGCTTTGACGCAAGAGACTTGGCTAAAAATCAACTTGAGCCAAGAGACTTTAAATTCATCAGTCAACAAGACGGAACTTATAAAGGACACGAAGTGACAGTATCAGAGAGTGTAATGTTTGGCAGTCGTCGCAAGAGCTATCAAACAATGGAAAATGTAAAAATGATTGTTAATCATCGTAAGTCAATTGATGAGACAATCCCAGGTGCACGTAGTCGTTATATTGAGAGCATATATCTAGAGCGTGCTGATGGCGAGCGTTATAAGTTCCCATACAATTACCTAACTGGTGCAAGAGCGATGGCTCGTCACGTTAATGAAGGCGGTAATCCATACGATGATATGGGTAAGCACATTATTGGTATGATCAAAGAAATGCGTGATCTTAGTAAGTTTGCACGTCGTACAAAGAAGCACGCCATGGAAGACGAAAATGCTGGTAGCATTCGTAACAGCGTTGTTGAGCGTTTTCATACCATGAAGAAGCAACTTGGTGCAATGAGCGTAAAAGAAGGCTATGCTCGTTTTGCTGAAAACTTCACAGCAGATGAAGCACTAGTTGAAGATGATGCAGTTCAGCAGATCAAGGAAAGATTTACACAACAAGTCTTTGATACACAGTTAGAGGACACTCTTCCTGCTGTTATGAAAGCAATTAAGGAAGCAGAAATGAAGCAAGTTGCAGAGGCAGATAAGTCAATTGCACATCTAGTTAAGAGCAAGCCTCTTGTATTACGTAAAGATGATGCTGCGGATCAGATGTTCCGTAGTACCAAGTTTACTGATGGTGCTGGTCTACTTGGTTTCATTCTAAGTGATATTGCTAGCCGTGCAATTGGTGATGGTGCAGATGAAATTGCAAACTTTGCTTCTGATGCTGCTGAGCGTTTACAAGACAAAGACTATGATCAAAACGACAAGCAGACTGCTATGATGCTTGCAAAGAAGTATATGGATGATGTTAAGAAGATGGCATCAAATCCAGGTTATGCTGATGAAGTTCGTGTTGATCCAAAGAACGTATACGGTAAGATGAAGAAGCGTGAAGGTGGTTTCCACGAATCAGAAGCTTACGAAGCATGGGCTAACGATTTAGTTCCAGAAGATTATGATTCAAATGCTGCTTACAAAGGCAAAATGGATGCAGATAATTCACGTATGTGGCGTAACGTTGCAACATCAAATCAAAAAATGAGTAATGCTCGCAGGTCTGAATTAAACAACCGTGCAAGAAAGCATCATGCTGACAGCGAAAAGAATTTCAAGAAAGCCGTAACTGGCATGGATTCAGACGATCTTCCAGAAAGCTCAAAAAAAAAGTTTGAACTAAGCAAAGGCGAAAAGCACGCTTATGATCAAGGTCGCAGTCGTTCTCTTATGAAGGACCAAGGTGAAGATTCACCGTATGATGACGACAAACTCAATGCAGCGTATGCAAAGGGTAAGGAACATTATAAGGTAAAAGAAGCCACTACACAAGGCACACAAGGAACACAAGCACCTGTTAATCAAGCACAGGCAATTCGTGATCCAAACCTACAAAAAGGTGCAAAGAACGTTAGTAAGGTAGCACAAGCTGCTGGTATTAAAGCCCCAGCTAACCAAGTTGCTCAAGGTATGGCAGCCCAAGCTGCTGGTAAACCTGCCCCACGTAATACAGCAATGACTACAATGGGATTGGGTAATGTACTACAAACTGCTATTGCAAATGATCCATCTGGTCGCAAAGCAAACATGGCTAAAAACTTGATGACTCAAATGTTGAAGCAAGGTAAGTTTGATGAAGCTACTGCAAGAAAGTATTTGGAAAAAGTATTAAAAGAAGCACCACCAACACAAACCGTAAACCGTGCAGGTAAAGGTAACATGGAGATGCCACAAACTACTAACACTGTTGGTAAAGGTGATAAGCTTAATGCTTATAACACTGGCGCTGGCGCAATGAAGAATCCAACTCAGCGTCCATACAATGCAAACACTTCAATTCCTGGTGGTACTGTTACTGGTGGACAAGGTATTGTTCCACAAAACAACGTAAAATTAACACCACCAACTCAAACTGTTAACCGTGCAGCAAAGACTAATCTTCCACCAATGCCTACACAAACAGTAAACAGAGCAGCAAAGACTGATCTTCAAAAACCAACTGCTGCTCCTGCTCCAACAAGCAATTATACTGTGAACAAAGGTGACAATTTAAGCACATTAGCTAAAAATTGGGGTGTAAGCGTAGCTGACATTATGAAGTCTAATCAAGGTATTAAAGATCCTAATAAGATTGGCATAGGGCAAAAGCTTGTTCGTCCAGGTGCAACAGGTAATCCTGTTTACCAGCATGGTATAGGAACAAAAGCTGGTCCACAAAGCACTCAAAATATGTTCAAGAAATAATAGTCAATTTAACTCAAGATTTAAATTGCAGACATAAATACTTCTAGCATACACTGCTAATACAGTGTGTGCTTAGGCAAACACTTTAGGCTAAACATAGGCATATCATTAAGGAGAAACATTATGGCATCATTAGCAGAAATTCGCGCAAAACTACAACAAAATGAAAACCGTGGACAACAGGGCGGTTTTAAGGGTGATAACGCAATCTACCCACACTGGGATATCCCAGAAGGCTCCACAGCAAAAGTAAGATTCCTTCCAGACGGCAACACAAAGAATGATTTCTTTTGGGTTGAACGTGCGATGATTAAGCTTCCATTCGCAGGCATTAAAGGACAGGCTGATAGTAAGCCTACAACTGTTCAAGTTCCTTGCATGGAAATGTGGCAAGGCGAAACATGCCCGGTTCTCTCTGAGGTACGTCCTTGGTTTAAGGATAAGTCACTAGAAGAAATGGGTCGTAAGTATTGGAAGAAGCGCAGCTATCTATTCCAAGGCTTTGTACACGACAATCCACTTAACGAAGAAAACGCTCCAGAAAATCCAATTCGTCGCTTCATTATTGGTCCCCAGATCTTTAATGTAATTAAGGCTGCACTAATGGATACTGAGATTGAAGAGCTTCCAACTAGCTATGATCGTGGTCTAGACTTTAGCATCACAAAGACTAGCAAGGGTGGCTATGCTGATTACAGCACTTCAAAGTGGGCACGTAAGGAAACTGCACTTACTTCAAGTGAACGTGCTGCAATTGAAGCACATGGTCTACACAACCTCACGGAATTCCTACCAAAGAAGCCAACTGCGGTTGAGCTTAACGTTATCAAGGAAATGTTTGAAGCATCAGTTGATGGTCAGGCATATGATCCAGATCGTTGGGCACAATACTTTAAGCCACCAGGCTTTAAGGGATCAGGCACAGATGGTGATGAAACACCACGTTCAAGTGCACCTGCCCCACGTGCTGCTCCAGCCCCAAAGGTAACTGAGGATGAAGTTCCTTTTGACGTTGATGAGGAAACACCAGCAGTAGCAAATGCTGCTCCTAAGCCAGCAGCTACTAATGCAAGGGCAGAAGATATCCTTGCAATGATCCGTAGCCGTCAGAAGTAAACAATGAATGACACACTGTTTTATTGAAGTAGATAAACAGTTTGTTATTGAGATTGAACTGTTTGATACAAGTGTTGCGAAAAAGTTCTTAAACCAACTTAAGTGGCACCTATCAAACAGTTCGATTAATAATCGTGAATGCTTCTATGGTTTTGCGGAAGAAAATTTTGTTCAACAAACTCTTCTTACAGCAATAGATAAAATTAACACGTTTTTGAAACGTGAATACATTCCTTTGCCGCAAAGCATTGATTGGAACGATCATAACTTTTATAATGATCTACATCAATACTTTGAAAAACTGAATGGTGAATGGGGTAAACCAAACTTGTTAATGCAAGTAGCACCCAATGATGTAAAGGATGCAGTGCGAGACTTAAACTTTTCTATTCATAGGTTGGAAACACGACCATATGAAGTTAATAGAATGTTTTATCTAAGCTGGGATAAAAATACTTATCGTAGAGAACCATTAGAAGAACACGAATACGAACTTTTTACAGACAAATTTGTTGAAGGTGTTGTTTATCTATCCTACACAGAAGTAGGGAAACATTTGAAAGAATTGTATCACGATGATCTAGCACCAAGTTATGAGGCTTATAAAAACTTGCACTATGTTGGTGCTGAAATTCATGTTCGCTGGGACAGCACACATGAAATTTTCACTGATAAGTTTAAAGAATGGGCAAAGCAACATAACATTGACATTAACGATAAAAAGCTTGGCATTGGGTTAATGCCAATTGGAACGTTTAAGGGTTCAGATAAGAATTTTACTAAAGACAGCAAAGTCACTAATATTACTATAAAGGAAGATTAATTATGGCAAAACCGTTTGATTTAACAAAATTTCGCAAGGAACTAACAAAGAGCATTGATGGACTAAGCTTTGGATTTAATGATCCAACAGATTGGATCTCAACAGGTAATTACACACTAAACTATCTCATTAGCGGTGATTTCCATAAGGGTATTCCTATGGGTAAGGTTACTGTTTTCGCTGGTGAGTCTGGTGCAGGTAAGAGCTACATTTGTTCAGGCAACATTGTAAAGAATGCACAAGAGCAAGGTATCTTCGTTGTATTAATCGATACTGAAAACGCACTCGATGAAGAATGGCTTAAGGCGCTTGGTGTTGATACAGATGAATCAAAGCTAATGAAGCTTAACATGGCTATGATTGATGACGTTGCTAAGATGATTAGTACGTTTATGAAGGACTACAAGACAATGACACCTGAGGAACGCCCAAAGGTATTGTTTGTTCTTGACTCACTTGGAATGCTACTAACTCCAACTGACGTTAATCAGTTTGAAGCTGGTGACATGAAGGGTGATATGGGTCGTAAACCTAAGGCACTTACTGCACTTGTACGTAACTGCGTCAATATGTTTGGTAGCATGAATGTTGGTCTAGTAGCAACTAATCATACATATGCAAGTCAAGATATGTTTGATCCAGACGATAAGATTTCAGGTGGTCAAGGCTTCATCTATGCTTCCTCAATTGTGGTAGCTATGCGTAAGCTAAAGCTTAAGGAAGATGAAGATGGTAACAAGGTTAGTGAAGTACGTGGTATTCGTGCCGCATGTAAAGTAATGAAAACACGTTACGCAAAGCCATTTGAATCAGTACAGGTTAAGATTCCATATGACACAGGAATGAGTCCAACCTCAGGACTAATGGACTTGTTTGAAGCTAAGGGTATTCTCAAGAAGGATGGTAACAAGCTTACATATACTTCTAAAACAACTGGCGAAATTATTAAGGAGTTCCGTAAGGGATGGACTGATGATAAGCTACAGATCATTATGGATGAATGGGATGAAGCCTCAGTTCCAGAAGGCGTAGTTGAAGAAGTTACTCATACAGACGTTGAGGAATAAGTATCTCGTCTTATAAGGGTTAAAAATGGAAGAGATATCACATTTAATTTGGAAAGTACTAAGCGAGTACATACCACAAAGAGATCATGAAACAGCAGCCCATCATCTAGTTAATGAACTAGTTGATGCTGGTATTAGTGAAGATGATCTTTATGCAATGGCGGCTGGTAACTCAGTTTTACGACGTGCTGTAAAAGAGCAAGTTGAAATTGATGAATCAGACGATGATGATTATGAGGAGCTATGAACTGGTATACTAGAATTACTTCTGATCTTGCACAGATCCCAAACTTTATTCTTCATTATGAGAATGAACTGGAGAAAGCAAGAGCAGACGTGCGTATCTACGGTAAGATTGAAAAAAATCTTGCTGATCTACCAGGCATTACTGAGTACAGGTTTAGTCAGCTTCAAGAAATTGAAGCTGTACTAAATTACCTTAACATCCAACTTAACAAAATCAGACGCAAGCACTTCCAGAAGTATCTCGAAAACTATAACAGAGCATTAAGTAGTCGAGAAGCTGAAAAGTACGTTGACGGTGAAGATGAAGTTATTGATTACGAAACAATTATCAATGACGTTGCATTGGTACGTAATAAGTGGTTAGGTGTTATGAAAGGTCTTGAAAGTAAAAACTTTCAGTTAGGGCACATAACAAAGCTACGTGTCGCAGGAATGGAAGATATTGTATTATGAGTTCAGCTGAAACTCTAGCACTACTAGATTTACGAACAGACTTTATGGATAGTTTATCTGTTATCGCAGACATGGGTTGCGGTAAAGGTGCAGATGCAGCCGCATGGGCAGATCTTGTTGATGAAGATGGCAAGTCAAGAAAGCTAGTTGTGTTCGCTGTTGATAAAAAGATTCAAGTGGACAATCACAATAGACGTCCAAATGTTAAAATTGTAAAAGAAGATTATTCAAGCACTACTATAGCAAAAAACAAAATTGATGTGCTTTGGTGCTATAATTCATTTCAATTTGCAACAGATCCAGTAAAAACATTACGACACTGGTGGGATATTATGAATGAGGATGGGTTGCTTTACATTGCAATCCCTCAAACTAATTATATCGATGATTTATCTCGATGGCAAATGATTAATCAAAGCGGTTGTTTTTGGCCGCACAACATTGCAAGTTTAATTTATCTATTAGCTGCATGTGGATTTGATTGCAACGGCGGACACTTTAAGCAAAGACGCCATGATCCAATGATACATTTCTGTGCTTATAAAAGCGCAAACAAACCAATGAATTTAAGCGATGCAAATCTTTATTTGCTTGATGAAATGGGTATGCTACCTGAATCAATAAGTAATTGCGTAAAAAAATACGGAGCAATTAGGCACGAATTTTTGGTGTTACCTTGGTTAGATGGTACACTTAGTGATTTAGCAATTGAAAGCATACCATGATAAAGTTTTTTAAGCGCATGTATAACAAAATCAAAATTGAGATCATGTATCGTAAAAGATTAAAAGAGTTAAAAAAACGTGACCCATTCATCTACGACTAACTACCATCTTGGCATTAGCCAGGGATACCATGATGCAGGTTTAGCATATATAAGTCCTGATGGTAATATTCTACATGCATCACATAGCGAACGTTATAGCAAAAAGAAGAACGATCCAAACTTAAGCTACCAGCAGTTTGTTGATTGTGAGTTTACTGGGTTTGAAAATATTACAGTAAACTATTATGAACGTCCTTGGCTTACGAACCTAAGGCGTTTACGTTCTGGGCAAAAGCTATCCAGCATAACCCCTGTTATTAATAAGCTCAAATATTTTGATCTCCCACGTAAAATGAATAAGTGGGGGCATCATTTATCACATGCAGCCGCAGCATTTCAAACAAGTCCGTTTGACCATAGCGCAGTTGTAATAGTAGATGCAATTGGTGAATGGGATACTGCAAGTATCTGGTATGCACACTATGATGATAAAGGTGTAGCAAAATATCAAAGACTTTGGCACCGAAAATATCCTCATAGTCTTGGATTATTTTACACTGCTATGACTAAGCACGTTGGGTTGCGTCCAATGGAAGATGAATATGTTCTCATGGGGATGTCAGCTTACGGTAGTCCACATATGCTTTATGAAAAAATGCGTAAAGACTTTGTAGAAAGTATTGATGAATGCAAGTTCAAACAAAACTTTCACGCAGGCATTGATGAAACATGGTCTGGTAAGTTCAAGGATGAGCATGTTGCTTCCGCTGCTCAAAAGTTGACAGAAGAAATACTTTACAGCATACATGAACGAGCACTTGACATAACAAATGAAACAAACGTTTGCTATGGCGGCGGAGTTGCTCTCAATTGTAAGTTTAATGCTAAGTTGCACGAGCTTTGGAGCAACATTTGGATTTGTCCAAACCCTGGCGATTGCGGGTCAGCTCTTGGTGCAGCAGCATTAAGTTATGGAAAAAAGCTTAACTGGCAAAATGCTTATCTTGGTCATATGATTGTCGGCGATTTAAACGTAAATCGTGTAGTCGAAACTTTAGTTAAAGAAAAAATAGTTGGTGTCGCTAACAGTTATGCAGAGTGGGGACCAAGGGCACTTGGTAATCGTAGTTTACTTGCTAACCCAAGAGGCGAAGCGATTAAAGATCGTGTTAACGATATTAAGAAGCGACAAAAGTATAGACCATTTGCGCCTGCTATTTTAGAAGAACATGCTAAGGATTACTTTAACTTAAATTCAGCTTGCGACTATCGTTATATGCAATATGCAGTTAAAGCAAATGAGAATACGCAAATGTTTTATCCAGCCGTTTGTCACATTGATGGTACTGCTAGAGTACAAGTTGTTCCAAAAGATGGTAGCAACATGCGTAATATACTTGAAGCATGGTATGCAAAGACAAAGTGTCCAATGCTACTAAACACTAGCTTAAACATACGCGGCGAACCGATGATAGATAGCAGAGTTGACGCACAGCGTTTTACAAAAATGTATGGGGTTAAGGTTTTTAGTTAAAAGTAGGATTGCTAAACTTAAACTTTTCGTCAACTAGTTCTTCTAGCTTGTTTCTAAATTGTTTAGTCGCATCTATGCATTCATCATATGCATTACGGTAAACTGTTCCTTGCATCAATAATGCATCGCTGTATTTTGATGCTATAACCGGACTATGCTTCATAGTATAAAATTTGAGAGGCAAGTCCTCTCCAATTACATATGTTTTCTTTTTAAGCAGTGTAGCCCAATAAGCAACATGATAGCTGGTTGTAAAAATACGTTTATGATCTGCAATTGCATCAATTACAGTATCAATGTTGTTAGGCTTGTTAAACATTCTAGTATGCTTACGAGGAAAGTTAATTGGTCTTTTCCAATGATCTATTACTAAAAATTTGTGAGTTGGGATTTTGTTTACATTTTTAATTAGTGTTGGATGCAACACACTTGGGCAAGGTGTCCACAGTTGATTAGAGTCAACAAAATCTCTTATTCCAAAAAGATCAAAGCTTGTTGTTATTTCTTCTTTTAAAGAATCGTTTAACCCTGCTCCCCATACAATCTTATGCTTTGCTTTGACTTTCGATAAAATGTTGTTAATCGAATGTATAAATCTTTTAGTTGAAAAAATTGCGCCGCCTCCAATAAAAATAATATCAACTTCTAACTCTGGTACATTTTCATCGTACACATCTATCATTATACCATTTTTATCATTTGTTAGATAATGCATTGGGCAACTGTATAGATCTCCGGGGTTTTGAAAATCTCTTCTAAACACATAAGCATATTTTAACTTTGTCATAGTTGATCTCTTAACATAAGCCAAGCTTGTTCTAGCTCTTCTTCAAACCATTCTTTATGACATAATTCAATTAACCATTGCTCTCTGTTTGGTGTTAGTAGATTTTCTATTGATGAGATATCTGCATTAGCTACATCGTATGCCAAACTTTCTTCACTAACAATTGCTGGAGTTCCCTCAATAATAGAACTTAATCCACTATTACTACTATGACTTATAGTGCAATGACAATGAGCGAGCAGCGGTTCCAAATCAAAACTATCATATGTTTGATGTATGTGCTTAGGTACATTCCATTCTACATGGTGCTCTCTATAAAAATCAGTATCGATGTTAAAAAATATCTTTTCTCTGTAACGCGGATGACTACGTATTACTATTGGTTTTTGCGTGTATTTTCTTATTTCTAACACAGTTTGTTTGTAATATTCATCCATTGGTGGCATATTGCGCCACTGTTCGCTTTTTCCGTGTTGTCCACATATTAACACGTACTTGCCATCATGCCACGGTTTAAGGTTAATATTCAATTTTTTTGGACGATCATTATCAAACTTTTTTATTGCAGGAAAAGTTGCACTACGATTAATTCCATTTATAGACAAACGCCAGGTTTGATTTCGTATTAACCCCCCAACCTCTATAACTATTACAGGTTTGTTTTCCCCTCTGTACTGTTTCCAAACATTATGATTGCGACTCATTCTTCCGTTCCAAAGAACACTCCAAATTAGAGCTGCATCTGCATCATTTGTGCTTTCAACAATTTGATCAGTTTTGCTCATATAAGATATTAAATCTCGATATATCTTCATACCATTGCCTGGGACTTGACTTGGCCAAACACTAATTTTCATATATATAATTATATGAATTATTATTACCCAGAAATAGGAAGTCAAAGCAAAGCAACATGGGTACTAGATGCAATGTCATCTAGCGATAAACATGCGACTTTAATTCGAGACAATACAGTAAACAACAGCACTGGTGTATTCTGGGGATTAGCTAAGAACAATTACAATTTGATAAAAGAGCATCGAGCAAAAAATATTCCATTTTACTTTACGGATATGCCGTATTGGGGAAGATGGATGGGGGATAATAGAAGCGAGTGCTATTGGAGAGTGATCCCAAATAGCCTGCACTGTGATTGGGTTAAAGATTACCCGGCTGATAGGTTTAACAAACTAAACATAGCTGTGAAGGAATGGCGCACAGCAGGGGATCACATATTAGTTTGCCCAAGCAGCGTTACAATGTCACGCTTTTATGATAAACCTAATTGGTTAAATGAAACCTTAAACGAGCTCAAGAAGCATACTGATCGCCCAATTAAAGTAAGGCACAAGCCTAGAGGCAACAATACAAGTGGGCCAAGAGCAGCAACTATTCCATTTGAAGAAGATCTTAAAAATGCATGGGCAGTTGTTACTTTAGCAAGTATTGCGGGCGTTGAAGCAGCGTGCTTAGGTATTCCAGTTTTTACTAGCCAGCACAGCCCATGCAGTCAGTTGCAAAACTTAGATCTATCACAGATTGAAAGTCCAAGATTAGTTGACAGAGAAAAATGGTTAAATACACTATCGTATTATCAATACACTGAAGAAGAGTTAAAAAAGGGCATGGGTGCGCTCAAATGATATTGTTTTATCTAAATAACCAAAGCAAGCACTATTCACGAATTATTAGAAACTTGTATAGAAGTTATACAGGCAAAAAGCAAATACTCGCAACTCAAAAGTTTTCACAAAACGCTGTTTTAAACAAGAGGGCAAACATCATAGTGTTTGCTGGTATGTTAAGGGGCGACGGGTTAATTTATCAGTTTTGTAAGCAGAACAATAAGAGCTTTATCTACATTGATCATGCTTACATAGACAGAGGATATAATGCTGGTAATGCTAGCGGGGAATGGATGCGATTAACTTATAATGCGTTTACTTGGTCTAAAAATTTGCCTGAAAGTAACGATCGTTGGAATTTATATTTCGGTAGAAAATATCAATTAAAACCTTGGAATATGCACGGGGGCAATAAAATTTTAGTTTTACCGCCAAGCGAAGCAACAAAGTTTTTATTTCCTGAAAGTGTTGAATGGACTGAAAAAGCGATTCAGGAAATTAAAAAGCACACATCTGACAAAATACACATACGAGAAAAACCAGATCAACCAGTTGCAGATCCTATTACTAATCAAGTAATAGATAGAAAAACTTTTCATCACGAAAAAACAATTGATCAGGATATGATGGAAGCAAAACTAATCGTAACCTTCAATAGTGCAGTCCCTGTACTAGGAACAATAAATGGTATACCTTGTTATTGTTCTCCACATGCTGCTGCATATCCAATGAATATTGATTTAAACAATATCAATAATCCTCCAGAACCAAGACGACAGGAATGGTTAAATCAGTTAGTGTATCATCAATACAATACTGCTGAAATGAAAAACGGAGAATTTTGGAACTTGATACAAAAGTATTACGTGTAAAACTTTAGCAAGTAATCGTGCTTGCACTTGCCCAATAACTTATATCCAAGCTTTTGTAAAAATGCAACAGATTGAATGTTGCCGTTTTCACACTCTACTATCAAACCAGGTTTACTTCTCATCAGTGTTTCAACACCGCCTTTGAATGCAAGGAGTTCTGCCCCTTGTATGTCAATCTTAATAAAAGTTGGACTTAAGTTAAATGAATCCAGTGTTTCGCAGTTAACAATGTGAGGAACAGTTAAGCTTCCAGCAGAAAACATTGTAGCTGATCCAGTATTAGAATTAGATGGTGTTGTGTATAAAGTAATGTTGCCAGCAACATCGCTTAGTGCAGTATTATGAAGATCAACGTTTGTTAGTTCTTGTGTGTTAGCAACTAAGCATTCATAGTTAGCAGGCATTGGTTCAAAACAATCAATCCTTTTAGCGCCAATTTTATTAAACCACTTTGTCCATAAACCAACGTTAGCACCAATGTCCAATACATGAGTAAAATCAAACAAGTGAGCATAACTCAATATAAATGATTTTACTCTAATTTGATATTCTGGATCAAGTCCAAGCATCATTATAAAGTGTTCTTCACAATCTGGAAAATTCCAAATTTGTCCGTCTGAGCTTTGATATTGTTTCATTTCCACCAACTTATGTTATCATTTTTAATTAGTCGTTCAGTTTTCTTGCTACGACCAGATTGTTTTCTTGGGCCCTTCATGTGATCCATGTATTCACCTAATACACAATTTATAAAAGGATGTCCTGCTACAAAGTTTGGTGTAATGTTTTGATTAACCATACCTTTGCCTTCATATTCTTTTCGTGCTACGTCAAATACGTAACTGTCATGCCACTCTGTTAAATTGAAGATAGTATCTTTTCTATAATAATCTGCAAAAGTTTCCCAAAAGCTTTTCATTAGTGGATGATTAGTATGATAAACTACCCATCCGCATTCAGTGTATTGTTTAGTTCTTCCAAGGTAAGCAATGCCGTATGTATTTGGAAAATTGCTCTCCAAGAAATTTTCTGGAACTTTACTATGAGTAATGGTATCACCATCAATCCACACTATGCTTTTTCCTGGGTTAGTTTGTACTGCATCATATAAAGAAAATACTTTATGACTAAATCTCACTGCATCAAAGAGGAAATTTTTCTTATCGTCTTTATATCCGTTAGCAACAGGATTGTTTGCATGTCTTGTTTTAAAGTCTACTAACTCTTGATTAAGTAGTAAGTCTTTTACAATGATACGAGGGTTAATGAGAGAATCATCTAACTTACAGTTTTCAGTATAAACTATAATTTGCTGATTAGCTGGCCAATACTTTAGAAATGCTTCAAGCATTCTCTTTCCGTATAGGTTGTAGCCATCTAGATTAAATGTAGTTACTAACAAATATGCCATTACCAGCTCTTTATAAAATCCGCTCTTTCTTCATACCATACATTACTGTATTCACAATCTTCGTAACCTGGCATAAATGGCATGCCAAGTGTATAATGTATTAAGCTTGGTTTACCGTGAGCTGCTTCGTTGTAATGACCAACGAGATAGTTCCATTCAATTGGTAAGCTTCCAATGTCTTCGTCGTCAAGCCACTGGAAGCGATGCAGGTAGCTCATCTCCTGCTTGTTCATGAATTCAGGATATAGGAAATCTCTATTTTTGCGATGACCACAGTTGAATAGCATACAGCTACTCCAGTTCTTACGTGGGTACGCATGTTGTACTTGACCATCCATTTTAGCAACGCCATCTTGTACAGTGTAATCATGCTTAACAACTTGTACAGCATAACGCTCATCTGCTAAATCAAATAGCTTGTTAACATCTTGACGTGCTAAAAAGTCACAATCAATAAACACAGCCCATCCTTCGTACCCATTTAAGTATGGCACTAGGAAACGTGTAAATGTAAATTGTGTGCTAGCCTTTGGATCATCAGGACGAGTAACTAATCCTTTAGATTTTAATTCATCTAGCTTAAGTGGTAATACTTCAATATCGTTGCTTAAACGATGAATGCTATGCTTACACACTTGATAAGCAATATCCTCTCGAGGATCCCAACCAATATAAACTCGTCTTTTCATTATTAAATTCCCCAAACAATTAAAATATAGTATTATTTATAGTACTTTTAAGGAACAAACTATGAATTATTCGCTTGCATCCAACACGTGGGATGAACAAGAAGTTGAGGCAATTAAAAGTGTAATTGCATCTGAACGCTATACTATGGGACCTCACGTAAAGAAGTTTGAAGAGCAATTTGCTCAAGCAATGGGTGCAAAACATGCAGTAATGGTCAACTCTGGATCAAGCGCAAATCTATTAGGAATTGCAGCACTAGTATTAGATCCACAAAACAACATAGAACCTGGTGATGAAGTAATTGTTCCAGCAGTAAGCTGGAGCACAACTTATTTCCCTGTAACACAGTATGGATTGAAATTAGTATTCGTAGACATAGATAAAGAAACACTCAACATCAATGTTGATGAAATTGAACAAGCAATTACTCCACGCACTAAAGCTATCTTTGCAGTAAACTTGCTGGGCAATAGTTGCGAGTATGATAAGCTATTAGATATTTGTAACAAGCATAATTTACTCCTGCTTGAAGATAACTGCGGCGCATTAGGTGCAGACTATAATGGCAAGATGCTAGGTACTATTGGTAGAGTTGGAACATTTAGTTTCTTCTTTAGTCATCATATCCAAACAATGGAAGGCGGAATGATCTTAACTAACGATCAACGCACAGAGCAATACTTGCGTAGTCTCAGAGCACACGGTTGGATCAGAGATTTGCCAGATGAAAACTGCATCTATAATAAAACAGGGAATGCATTTGAAGATGCTTTCAAGTTTGTATTGCCAGGCTATAATGTTCGTCCACTTGAAATGAGTGGTGCAATTGGTTGTGTCCAGCTAACAAAGATGAACAAGATGATTGAGACACGCAGGAAAAACTATACATACTTGAGCAGGCTTTTCCTATCAAACCCAAATGTAATGTTACAAAAAGAAGTTGGTAATGCAAGCTGGTTTGGTTTTAGTTTACTGCTACAAAACAAACTTGAAGGTCGAAGGAAAGAAGTAATAGCTAAGCTGCAAGAAGCAAGCATTGAGTCAAGGCCAATATCAGGTGGAAACTTTATTAATAACCCTGTTGCAAAGTATTTGAATTACGAAGTACGTAGTAAGCTAACAAATGCAAACTATGTAGATGAAAATGGATTCTTCGTTGGTAATGATTGCAGGGATCTAAAAGACAATTTAGTATTGTTAAAAACAGCAATTGAAAGTATAGAATGAAAACAGCATTAATAACAGGATTTGCAGGACAAGACGCATGTTACCTCGCTGACATGTTACTAGCCAAAGGTTACAAAGTATACGGCACTGTAAATGCTGCTGTTGATATGAGCAATGTGCATTACCTTGATCTGTTTAACAAAGGGCTTGCAATTGTTCAATGTGATGTAACTGATTTATCAAGTGTGATTAATGCTGTTACAGAGACAAGACCAAATGAGTTCTACAATCTTGCAGCACAAAGTTCTCCTGCACAATCTTGGAAATCAAAACACGTTACTGCACTTACAAATGGCATTGGAACATTAAACTGTCTCGAAGCTATTAGAATAGTGGACCTAACTATACGATTTTTCCAAGCAGCAACGGCTGAAATATTTGGGGACTCGCATGTTAATGGATATCAAACAGAAACAACGCCATGTGTTCCACGCAATCCTTACGGAACATCGAAACTGTTCGCATACAATACAGTAAGCAACTACAGAGACTATCACAAAATGTTTGCTTGCAATGGTATTTTGTATAATCACGAATCACCATTGCGTGGTGAAAACTTTGTAACACGTAAGATTACACTTGGTGTAGCAAAGATTGTATTGGGTAAACAGAAAAAGATCACACTAGGTGATCTAAATGCAGAGCGTGATTGGGGTTATGCTGGTGATTATGTTGAAGCAATGTGGTTAATGCTTCAAGCAAAGACACCAGATGATTACATTATTGCAACAGGCATTAAACATACAATTGCTGATCTATGTAGAGAATCATTTAAAGTTGTAGGCATACTTGATTGGGAGAAGTATGTTGAGATTGATCCACAATTTCAACGTGGACCAGAGGCAAGAACTAAAGCTGATCCTTCTAAGATATTAAATGATTTAAATTGGAAAGCTAATACTAGCTTTGAAAGACTAGTTGAAATGATGGTGATGGCTGATATAAAAAGGTTTTCGCTCAACGAGCGTAAATAATTTATTAAATGAAAGACCGTGCCATGATAATAGGTATTTGCACTGGGGGTT